CGGTGCATGTCACCCTGCGGGGCTTTTTTTTTGCAAAAAATGGCGGGCGTACCGCCATGCGTGGACTTTTCGTCTGCGCGGACTCGCGCAAAAACGCGGTTGCAATTCGCGCATGCGCGAGATGCGACGGCATGCGGGTCGACGATGATCGCCAGCATGGTAACAAAGCGATTGCTTTTGATTGGGGGACCAGTAAATACTTGACGCTACACACCGGCGAGCATGTCGAAAATCCTCGTCACGCCCCAAAATACCAAGAGCAAAAGGCTGCGTTGCAGCGCCGCCTTGCACGAAAGCAGAAGGGATCGAGGAATTGGCACAAGGTATTGCGGAAGCTACAACGTCTTGATCGTAAAATCCAGGACATCAGACGGAACTTTGTGCATCAGGTATCCTGCGATCTTGTTAAAAGGGCTTCTGTGCTGTGTACCGAGAAGCTGCAGGTGCGAAATATGACTGCGACGGCCAAAGGAAGCGAAAAAATGCCGGGTAAGAACGTCAAGCAAAAAGCTGGCCTAAATCGTTCGATTTTGGACAGCGCACCTGGACTGCTTTTGCAAATGTGTCGGGCAAAATGCAAAGAGGCTGGGATTGAATTCGTGGAGGTGGATACTCGCAAGATCAAGCCGACGCAGACGTGCGCTAGCTGCGGCGCACAGCAAAAGATGGGCCTAGGCGATCGGAAATATCGATGTTCGCATTGCGGATGGGAGTGTGACAGAGACAGGAATGCTGCGATGGTGATCTTGGCTGCGGCAACAGGGTTGAGAGATGTTGGATAATACGAAAAACCACCAGGCGTCCTGGTGTGTGTGGTGAAAACTGCACGGACTATGCGCAAACTGGGTGTGACAATGCGTCGCAGGGTCAGCCCCGCGCGCGCATGGAGGCGAGGTGGCGGCGACAAGTTGACGTTCCAGCAGCTCGGTCAGCCCCGCGCGCGCATGGAGGCGAGTTGCTAGCCCCTGGCGGCTTTCGGCGGGCCCAAGTCAGCCCCGCGCGCGCATGGAGGCAAGGAGGATGAATGAAGGCGAGTGGACAAGATCCTTCCTATCGATCCTGAAGCCCCGCCCCGATCTCAGCGGGGGAGAGTGGGCTGATCTCCATCGGTTTGTCGCACGCGGCACCTCGGCCGAGTGGGGACCATGGCGTACAGACCGGGTCCCGTACATGCGCGAAATATTGGACGCAGCTTGCGATCCGACGATCGAAGAACTGTGGCTCCAAATGGCCTCGCAGGTCGGCAAGAGTGAGCTTGCCCTCAACGTGATCGGGTACCATGCCCATCAAGACCCGGCGCCGATCCTGTACGTCCGAGAGACTCAAGATGCGGCAAAGAGCTTTTCGAAAGAGCGGATCGACCCCACCTTTAGGCAGACCCCCGCGCTGCGGGGGCTCTTGACCGACAGCCAGAGGGACAAGGGCAATACGATCGAGCTCAAAATGTTTCCTGGTGGATACCTGGCGTTCGGATCTGCGAATGCGGCCGCCACGCTAGCCTCGAGGTCGATCCGTGTCTTGATCCTTGACGAAATCGACAAGTATCCGGTGAAAACCGGCCGCGACGGGGATCCGATCGCCCAAGCGATGAAGCGGACCGCCAATTTTTACAACAGGAAGATCATCGGAGTGTCGACCCCCACTATCGCAGGGCTCAGCCCGATCGGCGAGCGATTCGCAGAGACAGACCAGCGCAGACGATGGGTCCCATGCCCACACTGCGGGGCACTTCAGGTGCTTGAGTGGGATGGGATCGTCTACAAGAACGCCTTAGGCGAGATCGACTTCGACGACGTGCACTATTTGTGCAAACATTGCGGCGAAAGGATCGAGGAGCGAGACAAAAACGCCATGGATCTGGCCGGCGAATGGAAAGCCGAGCATCCCGAGCGCCGCAAGCGCGGATACCAGATGTCGTGCATCCTGTCGCCGTGGGTAAGGTGGGCAGATCTCGCAGAAAAGTGGGTCAAAATCAACCGAGATCGGGACAAGCGAGGCCTACAGGAATTCATCAACTTGGATCTGGGCCGCGTGTGGGCCACAGAGGACTCGGAGCACGTAGAAGCTGGCGATCTTGACAAAAACAGATCCGAGTATTCGGCCAGCATGGCGCCAAACGCGGTACAGGTGGTAACCTGTGGAGTAGATGTCCAAGACCACTGGATCGCAGCCGAGTGGGTAGGCTGGGGGCAAGGTCGTGAGTCTTGGGGGCTTGGATATCGCGTGCTGACAGGCGACACGTCGCAGCCGCAGATCTGGCAAGAGCTCGACGAGCTCCTCTGGCAAACTGTAAGACGCGCCGATGGACAGGAGTTGATCGCACGGCTGATCTGCATCGACCGTGGCGGGCACCGCACGGATACGGTCGACAAATACTGTAAGGCGCGGATCCGCAGGGGGGTAAGGCCGATCTTTGGCGTTCCTGGCTTCGGCCGGCCGATCATAGGCAAGCCAAAGCAATATGGGCGCCATCGTGTAGTCGCTTATCCGGTAGGTGTCGACTCGCTGAAGGATCTACTATTCGACCGGCTGGCGATCAGAAAGCCAGGGCCAGGGTACTGTCATTTTCCGAGCGATCCGAAGAGCGGATATGACCACCCGTACTACCTTGGGTTGACGTCCGAAAAACGCGAAATCAAAACTGTCGCCGGCCGCCGCCGGCGCCGATGGGTTCAGATCCGAGAGCGCAACGAGCCGCTAGATGTGAGGAATTACGCGACAGCCGCGTTAGAGATTTTGGCACCAGTCTTGGATCTTGATCAAAAAGGAAAGGCGAAGCAGCCTTCGGGCTCTCGCCGGATTCGCAAGCGCGGAAAAATCCAGATGGGTCCGTAGTCTCCTGCGAGGCAGCTTGACAAAAAATGGGATCCCGATATCCTGGCGGTAAATGGCCATTACACTCGAACAAGCAAAAGCGAGGTTGGATCTCTGGCTCGACGCCGAAGCGGCGGTTGCCACCGGGCAGAGCTACTCAATCGCCGGCCGCTCTCTGAGCCGCGCCGATCTCAGTGACATCCACAAAATGATCGGGTGGTGGGAAGCGCGGATACGCAAGCTCGAGAGAGGCGAGACTGGCATCCGAAGCCGGAGGGTTCTTGTGAGGGATCTCTAATGGGCTGGCTAACGCGGCTTGGGATACGGATCGCCCCGCAATGGACGCTTAAGCGCCAGGTGGCCAGGCTCCGGATGGGCGCATACGGATCAGGATACTCTCGGCACGGCGGTGGCTGGAAGACCGCAATAGCTGGCTGGGATTCAGCTCCTGGATCACCGGACAAGGACACCACCAAAAATCTCAAAAAGCTGAGGGCGAGGTCACGGGATCTCTACATGGGATCGCCTCTCGCGACCGGGGCGCTCAAGACGATCAACGTCAACGAAATCGGCCCCGGGCTCAAGCTCAACCCAAACATCGACGCATCTTTTCTCGGGCTGACCCGAGACGAAGCCCAGGAATGGGAGCGGAACGTCAAGCGCGAATGGGATCTTTGGGCACGCTCGAAAATGTGCGACGCTCGCCGACAACTGACATTTGGCCAGATGCAAGGGCTCGCCCGCCTGTCTCAGATGATGTCAGGTGATTGCTTCGCGCTATTTACGCTGCAAGATCATCCCGGCGATCGGTATCGGCTGAAGGTTAAGCTTGTCGAGGGAGATTTTTGCGGGACACCGGTCACCGATGCAACGAACCGCGACATTGTGGGCGGGGTCGAATTCGGGACAGGCGAAAAGGTGGAAGCATATTGGTTTCGATCTAGGCACCCCGAGGGGGTGCAAAATATCCACTATAAGCCAGATAGCTGGACCAGATTGCCGGCATTCGGGGCCGAAACTGGGCGCCCCAACTTGCTTCACATCATGCAGCAAGAACGACCTGGCCAGCGCCGTGGTATGCCGCTTCTGGCGCCAGTGATCGAGACGGTCAAGCAACTCAGCCGATACACCGACGCCGAAGTATCCGCTGCGGTGATCGATTCCTTTTTTGCAGCGGCGGTCAGCTCGAAAGCCGGGGAGCCGACGATCGAGCCGGCGATGACTGAAGACGAACAGATCGACGGCAGCAACGACAATACACTCGAGCTGGCCAACGGGACGATTCTCGAACTCAATGAAGGCGAAGAGATCACACCGATCAACCCGAGCAGGCCAAACAACGCTTTCGACGGATTCGTCTTGTCGCTCAGCCGCTACATCGGATCTGCGATCGGACTCCCTTTTGAGCTACTGGTCAAGCATTTCACGGCGTCATATTCGGCAAGCCGCGCTGCGCTACTTGAAGCGTGGAAGGGGTTTCGCGTCGGCCGTGAATTTATGATCGAGAACTTCTGCCAACCGGTCTATGAGCAGTGGCTGGCCGAAGCCGTTGCCATGGGGCATGTATCGGCGCCAGGATTTTGGGGATCTCCATTGGCTCAGGCAGCTTGGACGCGAGCACAATGGCATGGGCCGAGTCAGGGGCAACTGGATCCCCTGAAGGAAGTTAAAGCTGCCGAGCAGCGCGTATCGGGTGGATTCTCAACGAGGACTCGCGAGGCTGCCGAGCTTACAGGGACGGACTGGGAAGAGAATCACAAGGTACGGGACAGGGAAGAAAATCTCAGAAGAAGCGCTGGGTTGACAGAGAGGCCGGAACCGGATACAACGGGTGATGAGGGATCGCCAGATGAGCCACATCGACGAGAATAGCAAGCAGGGTAAGATCGGGCCGTGGACATATGCGCTCGATATCGAGGGCGAAAATTCGGTTTTGGATCTGACCCTTTACGGGATCATCGGCGACGATGGGGTCTACTCAGATATCGCGAGTGACGAGATTGCAAAGTTGCTCTCAGAAGTGCGCGATGTCAAAAAGATCAGAACCCACATCAACTCCATCGGTGGCGAGGTCTTCGCTGGGATCTCGATCTACAACCAGCTCGAAGCGCACCCAGCTCGCGTGGAATCAATCGTCGAGGGCCAAGCGGCAAGCAGCGCGTCTGTCATAGCCATGGCCGGGCGGACGAAAATGATGCGCGGGGCGATGCTCTACTTGCACAATCCGTGGACAATCGCGATCGGCAACTCGGAGGAACTGCGAAAGATGGCCGACGAACTGGACCAAGTAGGCGACTCGATGGTCCAAATCTATCAGGCCAAGACCAAGATGTCTCGCGACGAGCTGCGGAGCCTGCTCGCGGAAGAGCGGTACGTTTCGGCCGTAGAGGCCAAGGAACTTGGCTTCGCATCCCACGTTCAGGATCAGGAAATTACCGTCGAGCCGGCGCCGGTCGCCGACTCCTACGACGTGAACGGAACGAGATATCCGGCAGCCAAGGTGCCGCGCCAAATCATGGCGATGGCCAGACCGAGCAGGACGGAGGCAAAGAAACTACCAGCCTCCAAACAAAAAAAGGAAGGATCAATGCCGATGGAGACCATCGACCAACTGCAAGCTCAAGCCCCTGGCCTGTGGGCAAAGATCGAAGCGATTCAGACCGAGGCCGTGCAGGCAGCCAAGGACGAAGCGACCAAGGCCGAGCGTGAGAGAATCCAGGCCATCGAAGAGATCGCGAAGCCAGGACACGAAAAGATCGTGGCCGCTGCGAAATTCGAAAAGCCGATCACAGCGGAAGTCCTAGCTGTGCAGATCATCAAGGCAGAGCGCGAGCACGGCGAGGTGTTTTTGGCGAAGAGATCCGAGGAGCTTGGGAAGGCAACCAAAGTCAAAAGCGATCCGGACAGCGTGCAGACGAGCGACGCCCAGATCGACGAGCAAGAGATTGAGGCCCAGGCTACCAAGCTCGCCGAATACATCAGTGCGGCGAGATAACCAGAGCAGGACGGACCCTGCGACGAAAGGTGAGAGATCATGAGCGAAACCACTACGTACGACAAGCTGTTCGCCGGGTCCGAAAAGCGCCCGGTCCACAAGACTGGAACCGTCAAAAGCGGAGAGTCTCTACTCAAAGGATCTGTGGTCGGCGAGATCAAAAAGGCCGTCGGATCCATCACTGCGGATCCCGGAAACACCGGAGAAGGCGAGATCGCCAGTTTTGAATTGGGCGACGGCGCCAAAATCGGAGACTACGCCGTCGAGTGCATCAAAACAACAAAAGCGATTTCGGTGAACAGCAACCCGCGCTCCGCGACGATCGAAGAGTTGGCCATTGGCGATCAAGAAGTAGCCCAACTCGGCGATTACAAGATCGTTTGCACTGACGCAGGCACGCCGGAGATTTTTTCGGTTTTCACGCCAAACGGCGAGCGCCTCGAGGATCTTGAAGAGGCGGCCAGCTACGCCAACGACCACATCGAAGTAAAGGTAACGGAAAACGGCGGAGACGTCTTTCAGGTGGGAGACGAAATCACGTTCACGGTGGCCGAAGCCGTCGAAACGGAGCGAAAATTCAAAGTCGAAAATCCAGATGGAACCCAGATAGGGGTTGCCACCCAAGACGTCGAATTCAGCAGCGAGCTCGTGTTTACCGTCGCGAGTTCTGGAGCGGATTTTGTCGCAGGTGACAAGTTTACCTTGACTGTCGACGATGGCAGCGATGAATTGTTGCTGGCCGACAAGGATGCCAAGGATGGATCGGACGCAATGGTCGGCATTTTGGCCGAAGATGTCGACGCAAGCGCTGGCGCCCTTCCCGCGGTCTATTGGACGGAAGGGATCTTTGACGAAGATCAACTGACTTACGCGGCCGGCGAGAACGCGGACACGTATCGCGACGAAGCCCAAGAATTGGGGATCTATTTGGTCACCACTGACTAGGCGACAGACAACTGAAGCTGCAATAAGAGGTCCCCAAATCGGGGCAGTTATGGAGGCCACAAATGGCAATCAACATGTTTGAGATCCGGACCATGATGGCGGCGCTTGCGAAGGCCGAGAAGGTCCCTACGTTTTTGCGGTCGATGTTTTTCGGCCGGCACGAGACGTCGACCAGCGAGAAGATCGACGTCGACACCAAAGTTGAGGGGCGAAGCTGTGCCTCCTTCGTCTCGCCGGTCGTCGACGGCCAGACCGTGACGCGGCAGGGGTTCACCACCAACACTTACGAGGCCCCATTTTTGAAGCCGAAGCGATCCGTCACGGCAGCCGATCTGCAAAAAAGGCTCCCTGGGGAGCATGTCTACTCAGCCAGGGGAGCCAACGAACGCAAACTCGAGCTCGAGGCCAAGGATCTGGCAGAGTTGGACCGGATGATCACGAGGACGGAGGAGGTCATGTGCAAGCAGGCCCTCTGGGATGCTTCGATCACCGTCAATGGTGATGGGGTCGATTATTCGATCGATTTCAGCAGAGACGGAAACCTCGAGTTTGGGACCATCGGCGCTGGCGAACGTTGGGACGCAGACAGCGCGGATCCAAACATGACCCTGACGGAAATGGCCCGCGCGGTCCGCAGGTACGGAAAGATTGGTCCTGACGTGGCGATCATGGGCCCGTCTGCACGCGACGCGCTGCTCGCTCACGAGTCAGTCAAGACGCTGCTCGACACCCGCCGGGCGGACATGGGCCAACTCAACCCGGAATTCAGGGAAGCAGGGGCTGAGTACATCGGCCGCCTTAAGGGCGCCGGACTGGATCTGTGGTGCTACGAGGCGTGGTACATCGACCCTAGCACCGGCGTCGAAGGAGCGCTTTGGCCGGAAAAGGGCGTCATGGTGGGATCGACCAGCGCGTACATGATCAAAAGATACGGCGCCGTGCCGATTACGGTCGAAGAGGGCGGGCAAAAGACCCTCAAGCTTGTCGAGGGGACTCGAGTCCCGGACAGGTGGGTGGTCGAGCAGCCGGCAACGCTGTGGTTGATGCTCGCAAGCCGGCCGCTGCCGATTCCGGTCGACATCAACTCGACGTGCACAGCCACTGTGTTGGCGTAACGGTAACGGATCGTGACTCTCAAGGATCAAATAGCAGCGGATCGGAATACGTTTCTCGATCTCGGTGAATTCGCCGAAACCCACAATATCGACGGAGCAGAGGTCACAGCGATTCTTGAGAGTCACGATCTCGACACCCATACTTCTGACGGAGTATTTCTGTCGGAGTGGATCCTCCACGTCGCGGAAGGCGCCATCGAGACGCCAGTCTACAGCCAGCGGATGGACGTCGATGGTGACAAGCTTACTGTTGTGCACGTAGGCCACAATGCAGGAATTTTGGCAATCAGGCTGCAACGGATCGGAAGCTACTGATGGACGTAAGGATCGGCACAGAATCGCTGAAAAGCGCCCAAGAGATACTCAGAACACTTGGGGATCGTGCGGTCAAAGCGCTGGTCCCGGCCGTCAACCGTGCCGTGAAATCGGCTCGCGCCGAAGCGGGCCGAGCGATTACAGAGCGATACGCAATCTCATCGAAGGAGGCAAAGGCACAACTCGAAGTCGACCGCGCCACCTACTCGGCCCCTGTCGGGACGCTCAGGGCCCGCGGCGAGACGCTAAAGCTGACCGATTTTCCTCACCGGCCGATTTCGCCGGGAACCGGCGGCCCAGGCAAGCCCTCGCTCCGCGCTGAGATCAAGCGCGGCCAGTGGAAAAAGATTCCAGGAGCATTCGTCGCACCCATCGGCGGCAAAAATAGGGTCATGGCCCGGCGGGGCAAAGCTCGCGGAGCCATGTTTGAGATGGCCGCATTGCCGGTCCCCACGATGTTTGGAATGGTGCGAGAGCGCGTAGAGCAGTATGCGCTCGAAATCTTTGAGCAGCGGCTGGCTCATGAGATCCGACGGCAGATTGAGAAGGCGGCGAAATGACTTTTCAACTGCTCGAAGAGATTCGCAAGAGGTTCGATCCTCCGGAAGATGAGGCGACAGGCGAAGTGGATCCATGGGAAGATCCCAGGGCGTCCTTGTGGTGGCTGGAAGAGCACGACGGAGAGATCCGAAAGCCATCTGTCTATAAGGTGCTTTTGCCGCCGCCGGACGAGGCCGAGCACATCCATCCATGGATTTTGATCCGGCCGGCGGACGCAGAAGATGGCGAAGAAAAAGGCAGCGAAAATGTCGACATCGTCGTCGGTACGTATGCGGAAGATCGCGACGGATGGCAGGATTGCGTGTTTGTGGTCGAGGCGATCCGGGAAAATCTTGGCAGATGCCCGGTTGTCGGAGGCCGTTTTCGCTGCGAAAAGCCGATCAACACAACTTACTTTTTTGAGGAAGCGCAGCAACCGCACTGGCAAATCCTGATCCAGACTACCTGGACTACAACCAGGATCCCACGTGCGAGGGAGATCTGAGAATGACGTATTCACACGGAGTAACTGTAACAGAGCAGCCAACCGGAGTGCGGCCTGCCGTCGAAGTTGGATCTCTCCCCGTATTCGTCGGGACTGCGCCGGTCAATATGGGGGATCCAGCCAACGTCAACAAGCCTGTGATCTGCTATGAATTCTCCGATTTCGTCGACGCGATGGGCTGGTCGGAAGATTGGGACAAATACACGCTGTGCGAAGCTGCCCGGATCGTCTTGGATCGCTACAAAGTCGGTCCGATTTGCGTCATCAACGTCTTGGACAAGGATGAAGCCACGCACAGCACGGAGGCCACCAACACTTTCGATCTATCTGCACTTGGCAACCCTGACTACGTGACGTGGGAAGAGTTCGGGGTGCTCCTGTCCACCGTCGTCATCACGGATGGCGAAGTTGATCCGACGACCTACACCGAGGGTGACGACTATACCCTCGAATTCGACGATGACGGCTATCTGCGAATCAATATCCTGGATGACGGGACGATCCCAGACGACTCGAGCCTGGAAGTCACGGCCGATAGCTGGGACACCTCGGCGATCACTTCAAGTGACATCGTCGGATCGTATGCATCTGGCGTCTACAAGGGCCTGAAGGTGATCCATCAGGTCTACCCCCGCACCGGCCTGGTTCCCGAGTTCGTATCGTGCCCAAATTGGAACGATACCTACGAAGTCATGGAAGCCATGCGATCCGAGGGCGAATCGGTATCGGGTGATTTCGGGTGTCTGACGGTGGCGGACTGTGCGCCCGCAAGCGGAGACATCTCCGACTATTCGGCTGTCTCCACATGGATCGGCGACAACAACTACAAAAAGGAGCGGATGGCTTTGGGGTGGGCAAAAATCCTCTACGGTGACTCGGAGGAAAGCCATCTATCGTCGCACATCATCGGCCTGTCGATGTCGGCAGATTCGAATCACAACGATGTTCCGTATGCGAGTCCATCGAACAAGACGCTTAAGGCCAGCGCCATGATCTTCGAAGATACGACGGAGATCTACCTCACCAAAACGCAGGCGAATGCGTTAAACGGACAGGGCGTAGTGACGGCGATTCATACGCGATCCGGCTGGAAGCTCTGGGGCAATCGAACGGCCATCTACCCCACGAACACCGATCCCAAAGACGCATTCATCGTCGGCCGTCGGATGATGAACAGAATCCGAAACACGATCATTTTGACTTCGGAGCGGGACGTTGATGAGCCGGGGAACAAGCGCCAGATCGAAGGGGTCGTCGGGACGATCCAGCGCTGGCTGGACGGGCTGATTGCCCTCGGTGCGCTCATCGATGGCAAGATCGCTTTCCTCGAGGCGGACAACTCGGTAGTGGATCTGTCCGACGGAAAAGTCAAATTCAGGGTTTGGGTCACGTGGCCGGCCCCGATGCGCGAAATGGAATTTGTCGTCGAATACGATCCGGAGGCTCTTTCCGAACTATTCTAGATCTGCTAGACTGGACCTGTCCATCTGAGATCTACCAAAGGAGCAACAATGCTCGTTCCAGAAAAACTCACGAATTTTAGAGTTTACGGCCCAGGTGGCCAGCTCTACGGGATCGCCGACTGCGAACTCCCTGGATTCGAAGCCGTCACTGAAGAAGTGTCTGGGGCCGGGATCGCCGGTACCATCGACGAGCCGACCGTGGGCCAGTTTGCGTCGCAGACGCTGACGATCAATTGGCGTCAGATGAACGCGTCGCTTTTTGAGCTCGCCAAGCCGATCCATCATGATCTGGTGCTCCGTGGATCTCAAGAGGTCTACGAGTCGTCGACCGGTCTGTTGCAGCAACAAGCTGTTCAGGTCAAGATCACAGGCCGCACGAAGAACACGACGCCTGGCTCGATGAGCCCGGGATCTCCTAGCGAGGGTAGCACCGAGATCGAAACGGTCGTGATCGGCTACTGGGTCGACGATGTGGAACAGATCTATTTCGACAAGATGAACTTCATACTGCGGGTTCATGGCGTCGATTATCTGGCCACTGCCCGCCGGAATATGGGAGGCTAATCATGGCCGAACGAATCGAGTTGAGCCACCCGATCCATGATGGTGGCGACACGATCGACGCGCTTGAACTCGATTTCGAGTCGCTTACTCAGAGGGACCTCGAGGTCGCGCAAATGCTGGCCGAAGAGATCGCCAAGAAGCCGATCTTGATGCCCGACACATCGAAGATCTACCATCGGTGTGTCGCCGCGAAGGCGGCCGGCAAGGCTCCGGAAGTGTTGGCGAAGCTCAAGGCCGACGATGCCACGTCGGTGACGATGGCGGCGGTAAATTTTTTACTGAGTGGCGAGGGCTAGGGCTGGCTGGCATCCGCAAGATCTGTCTGGTCCTCGCTCAGACCACCGGCGATCCGGTAACACAGTGGGCGTCAATGCCGCTCCGATCTTTGTGGCGCTGGTATCAGGCGCTCGAAGAGCTGCATAAGGAGGCGGAGCGACGAAGCCAAAGGCCGTAAAAAATGGCGAAGAGATCCACATATGAAACGGCCATCGCCCTTGGAGCCAAGCTCAAAAAATCATTCCGCTCGAGCACACTGTCGGCGACAAAAAACCTATCTCGCCTGTCCGAGCAAGCTGAAAAACTGACAAGGGCCAAACACGGCGCAGCGGCATTTCGACGCCTTGAAAAAGAAGTCGCCGACGCATCGCAGCAAGCCAAGGCCGCCAAAGCCCGGATGCTCAAGCTCGGGCAAGAGATCCAGGATACGGCAAAGCCCACCTTTGAGCTCAAGGAGCGATTTAGGGAGGCCAAAAAAGCAACCAAAGATTCCGCTCGAGCTCTCAAGAAGAAAAAAGCCCAGCTCGACAAGACCGGCCGCGCTATGCGGGCGATGGGATACTCGACCCAAAACCTAACCAGCACCGAACGAAAACTCAATCGCCAACTCTCCGTTACCCAACGGCGGATGAAAGGGATCGCTCGGATGAAAGGGGCGGTCGGGCGGCTGAAAAAAATGGGCGGTGCGCTGCGGAAGGTAGCTCGCTACGGCGCCATGGCCACAGCTGCACTCGGCGCAGCCGTCTGGCAGCTGGGAAAAAGCACGGCTGACTACGGGGACAAGGTGATCAAAACCGCCAAGTCGGTAGGGATCTCTACAGACGAACTTCAGAGACTGCAGTATGCGGCCAAGATCTCAGGCATGGAAGTCGAGGAGTTCGATAGATCCCTTTCTGGCGTTGTTGTGGCGCTAGGAGATGCAGCCAAGGGAACGGGCCCGCTCAAAAAGGATCTGAAGCTACTTGGTATCGACGCCAAACAGTTTGCGAAGCTGGATACCTCCGAGCAACTCTACAGATTTGCGGATGCACTGGCAGAATTGGACACCCAGAACGCTAGAGCCTCTATCGCAGCTAAGGCCGCGGGAAAACGTCTTGGACCGCAATTCGCTTTGATGCTGTCGCACGGCAGAAAAGGGCTCAAAGCGATGGGCGACGAGGCCGAGCGCACTGGAAACGTTTTGGATCCAAAGGCATTGGTCAAATCGGCAGAATTTCAAGACCATTTGACCAAGCTTTCAGCGCAGTTTCAGGGCGTCAAGCATCAAGTCGGAGTGGCTCTGATGCCGGTCCTGCGCGATCTGTTCAAAAGGATGGGGGACTGGATCAGCGAGAATCGCGAAAAAATCATCAAGTGGGGCAAGATGTTCGCCCATTGGCTGGAGAAAAAGGCGATTCCTACTGCAGTCGGCCTAGGAAAGGCGCTCTGGAAGATCGGCAAAGTGATCGGAAAGGTGATTTCGACCGTCGCGGAATTGGTAGGCGGATACGAGAATCTGGGAAAAATCATCGGTATGCTGGCATTGGCAAAAGTGGCTTGGAATTTCGGCCAAATGGCATCGGGGATCTACACTGCCGCAAGCGGAATTGGCGGGCAGCTGATCCCAGTATTGTCTAAGCTCGGCGCTGTCTGCATGGCGCATCCGATCCTTTTGATGGTGACGGCCGTAGCTGCGACGCTACTGCTGATCATCAATCGATGGGATGCAATCCAAAAAGCGATGCATGTCGGCGATGAGGTTGGTTCCGGGCTCGACGCTGCCGTCAAAGCCAGCGGTCAAGCTGGAGAGCTCATCCCAGCATCTGTAGCCAAGGGGATCAAAAAAAAGGCACATGTAGCGAACAAAGCAGCTCGAGACATGGCAAAAGGGATGGATCGCTTCCTCCCACATTCTGACGCCAAAGCGGGGCCTTTTTCGAGGCTCACCGAATCCGGCGCCAAGCTGGCCGAAACTTTTTATGCAGGAGTCAAGCGCGGGATGAACGGTCAATCGGCAGCTGGGAACGCAATTGCACAGCCGCTCCGTGCTGTGTTGGCCGGCACGGGGGGAGGCAAAGGGAATCGGATTATCAACTTGACCTATTCGCCCAAAATCACGATGACCGGAGAGGGCGCCGGTGGCCTACGGGATACATTGACATTTGGCGCCGACGAGCTCGCCGACCGGATCCGTCGCGTGCTCCGCGAAGAGGATCGCGTATCCTATGAGTAGCACCTACACGACCATAGCCGGGGACAGATGGGACGAGATCTCATATAAGGTCTACGGATCTAGCTATCACGTCGACAAGCTCATTGAGGCCAACGTTGGGCATCGGTACACAGTGCGGTTTGATTCTGGCGTCGTGCTGACATGTCCAGAGATCCCCGAAGCAATCCCTAGATACCTGCCTCCCTGGAGCTCGTGACATGGAAGATGCCAGGCGCACACAGGTCCAAGTATGGATCGAGGGGCAGGATGTCACCGAAGAGATTTCCGAGTTTTTGGAGGCAGTGTCTTTTGCGGACAAGCTATCGAGCGAGGCCGATACAATCGGCCTGACACTCGACAACAGCGATGGGCGTTTTTCTGACTCATGGTGTCCGGCCTACGGGTCTAGCATCACTGCGAAATTGACGACAAACGCTCCGTGGATCGGAACGCAAACGGAAACCCATCTCGGCGATTTTGCTGTCGACAAAATGACGGATTCATGGCCTCCAGCTCAGGTTCAGATCGGAGGGATCTCGGCGCCGCTGACGACAAAGCTAAGGCGCTTTAAACGGTCCCGGTCTTGGGAGAGGGTAACACTACAAAAGATCGCGCAGGATATCGCCGACGATTCGGAGTTGCCTCTGTTTTTTGACGCCGAAGAAGGGGGTAAATACACAAGGAAGGACCAGAAAAACGAATCGGATCTGAATTTCTTGCTGAAACTATGCAAGGATCAAGCATTGGATCTGAAGGTAACGAATGGCATGATAGCCATTTTTGACCGGACGAGATATGAAGAAAAAGATCCCGTTGCGACGCTGGACCTGACGCGTCCGGAGGACCACCCATTTGTCCTGAAGGGATCGATTGAGGCCGTGAAAGCGGAGCAGTATTCAAAAGTGGTCGTCAAATATTACGATTTTCAAGCCGGAAAGCTTCTGAAGGGGGAAGCTGAGGATCCGATGTACAATGATGGTCCGACGCTGACAAGGCATGCTCGTGTCGATTCTGTAGCTGAGGCCCAGAAAATGGCAAGGGCTCTTTTGTGGACTGCTCGGATTGATTCGACGCCGCTGGATCTCACTGTATTGGGATCGCCAGCGCTGATGTCTGGCGTTTGCCTTGCGATCCAGGGGAAAGGCCACTATGATGGGAAATACATGATCACCAAGGCGATCCACGATTGCCTTGGGTGGACGACAAAGTTGCGGCTAGAAAAAGTGATCGACTGGACGTGGAGATGACCGGAATCAAGGAACTGAAAAATCGAGTGGCGGAACTCGAGCGGATCGTCAAAAACCTGGTAAAGGTGGGCGAGGTGACATCGCAAGATGGGGCCAAATGTGCAGTCAGGATCCGGTTACAAGACGACGAGGTGATTACAAAAAATTGCAGGGTGCGACAAGATCGCACAAAAGGGCTCCAAGACTACGCGGCGCCGTCGACAGGCGAAAAGGCCATCGTGCTGTTTTTGCCTGAAGGCATCGAGGAGGGGATCGTCTTGGGGACGATCTATTCTGACGACAACGCGCCGCCCACCAGCTCAGCGAGCGAACGCGTCGTCGCTGGGGATCCAGTAAAGCTCGGCGATGAGACGGCAAGCGATCTTGTGGCCTTGGCTCCGTTGCAAGAGACTATCAACGACAAAATCCAGGTCGCTTTTGACGGTCATATCCACTCGACGGCCAGCGGCCCGACAGACGTCCCGACAGCGAATCCGGCTATCGGGGTCCCGATTGGATCGTTAGATCCTGTCGGGGCTAACAAGACGAAGGCAAAATGATCGGAACCTTGGGAGACATCGTGTTTCAGGTCAATAGCGAGGCCGCCCGTACCCTGCGAGATGAGAGCAGGACAGGTGCACCCCGTTATGTTGAGCACGATATCCACGGAGCAAAACCAAGATCGGAATTCAACGGACCTGGCTTGGACTCGATTTCTTTGACGGTGGACCTGAGTCGCAACGTTGGGATCATCGGGCTCGAACCCATCGACGAGCTGAAAAAGATCCGGAAATATCGAGACGAAGGACAGGTATTGACCCTGATACTGGGGGGGCAAAACGAAGGGGATTTTACGATCCGTGACACGGCGGAAGAGCGACGGATTCGATCCCGTGATGGAGAGTTGGTATCAGCCAGCGTTACGTTGACTCTTCGGGAGTATCTGTGATGGCGGACGTATCAGCAACAAGCCTGACGATCAAATGGGCCCCCAACGAGGCCGAAGAGGTCGTGCAGAATGTTTTGAGTTGTATCGTGACTCAGCAGGGCGACGTTCCAGGGGACCCCGACCTTGGCATTGAGACCGACACAGTGGATCTGCCCCAGAGCGTAGGTGCAGCCAGGTTGCAAGCTGCGATCGTGTCGACCGTCAAAAAGCACGAGCCACGAGCTACCGTCAAAAAGGTCTTTTTTGAGGCCGATGAAACGGGCTGGATCCGTCCGAAGGTGAGAATCGAATGAGCCTACCCAACGAACCCACTTTTGCAACGAAAGATCCGGAGACCGTCAAAGCCGAGATCTTGGAGCGATATACCGAAGAAACCGGGGTTAGCCTTGCCCCTGCGGATCCGAGACGGCTGCACATGATGGTGTGGTGGCTACTTCTGGCGCAACTCAGAACCAACATCAACAACGCGGGATTGCAAAATCTTCTTGCATTTGTCGACGATGAGCACATCGACGCCATCGGGGAACTGTTGAATATGGATCGTAAGGCCGCTACAGCTGCGACAACGACGATCCGGTTCACTGTGGATCTGGGAGGTGGCGCGGCCGAGGTGATCCCTGCGGGCACGGAGATCACAGACGGGAATTTGCTGTGGGCCACAGATGAGGATCTGACGGTAGATGAAAATGGCTACCATTACGTTGGGGCGACCTGTGAGACGACCGGGACAGCAGGCAACGGATATGCCATCGGCCAGCTGACTACTCTCGTCGAGCCCCTGTGGTATGTATTCGCGGTGACGAACACAACAGAGACCGCGGGGGGGACCGACTCAGAGGATCTCGAGGCTTACCGGTCTAGGCTGCGGGACGCGGCCCACGGGTTCGCTGTAGCCGGCCCCAGAGATGCATATCGCGTGATAGCGCAAACGGCCAATGCAAATATTCAGGATGTGGCGGTTGTAAATTTTCAGGATTCGGCAGATGGAAAAATTACAATCCCACCGGAACCAGACCCTGGCGATGTACATGTCTATGTGCTGCAAAAACGCACAGATCCAGAAGACCCGATCCCAACCGGCGGGGAGCCGATCACAGACGTGGAAACCGCGCTGGACGCCGACACAGTGCGCCCGCTGACCGACAACGTCGATGTTTATGATCCGGTGGAAAATACATTCTCTGTCACCGTAAGCTACTGGATCGCTCAGTCTGACGCTGGCCAAGCAGCAGAGATCCAGACAGCCGTCGAGGCCGCCGTTGTCGATTATATCGACTGGCAAGTGACAGCGTTTGGGCGAGACGTCAACCCCAGCGTTTTGATCGAAAAAATGATGGCGGCCGGCGCCAAGCGCGTAACCGTATCCGATCCGGCAGCGTTCGTTGTAGTCAAGAAAAATGCAGCCTGTGAGTTGACCTCCAAGACGATCACATATGAGGGGCTCGAGGATGATTGATCTGCGCACTGTCACACTAGACGATGTAACGCCAGAATCTATTCGCAGCGATCCCGAAATCCAGGCCATGAACAAGGCGCTGGAGCCGGAGGTCCGAGACGTGGCGTCAGCTATCGTCAAGGCGGTGATTTGGCCAGCTATCGACGAGCAGCCCGAAGACGTGCTCGACGCGGTTGCGTGGGGATTTCATATCTTGAGTTTGGAAGGCTGGACTTATGCTTCGCTGGACGAAAAGCGATCGTTGATCAAAGAAGTTTTTGAGTTATACGCAAGGGCCGGCACTGTCTGGAGCGTAAAACGGCTCTTTGGCGTCATCGGCGAAAGCGGGACGATACAAGAGTGGTTTGATTATGGGGGATCTGCATTCTATTTCCGGATGCACCTCTGGATATCTGACGACGGGATCACGGCAGACAAGATCCGAGCGCTAAAAAATCTTGTCGCATTCTACAAGCCGGCGAGATCATTTCTTGAGACGCTTACACTACACTACGATGAATCGGGGACGACATATCTTGGATCTGGCTGCAATATCGGGCTGATCGTGAAACTAGGAGATTTTTGATGTCATTCGAACTGATACTTACAGATGAGGCACAGGCCGTTTTAGCAGCGATCCCAAGTGGCGGCGACAAGTTGACGTTCCAGCAGCTCGCGCTCGGCGATGGCGGTGGATCTCCCATCACACCAGATTCCACGTGGACAGATCTGGTCAATCAGGTCTATATCGACGACGTCGACGCGGTCGACACGTATCCGGACGGATCCGATACAATCCGCGCATTGAATAGTGTCAGCGCCGGAGAAGGTCCCTTCACGATCCGGGAAGTGGGGCTTTTTGGACCTGGGGTCGACGGGACAACAGCCTTGCTCGCAATAGGCAGTACACCGGAAGTACAAAAGCCAGACCCTTCTGCGGACGGGGCAGCTGTTCCGATCAATTTTGAATGCTACATGACTTTTAGCGACACGTCAAATGTCACGCTTGTCACGGATCCGAGCGTCACGATTGCGACCAGAGAATATGTAGACAATCGAACATGGATTAGATCCTACGAAAGCGTAGAAGCTGCAATCGACGATTTGTCTACCATTTCGGATCCGACGCCGATCAGGATAGATCCCGTTATACAGTATCCATGGGCATCTGTTTCGGGTTTTGTTGCTGCGAACGCGCCGGCCGGTGGCTGCACTGATGGGATGTTTGTGTATTTGCACAATGGATCTGGAAAGGTCTGTGAAGCAAGAACGGCCAGTGGATTCGCATCAAAATGGTCTTACACGGCAGATAGCACAATCGAGGGGATCTGTTGTGATGGTCTGCACGTCTGGATCGCTGAGACGGTCTCGGCAAGTAATCGTTTCAATCTAGTGAAGCTCAATGCATCAGACGGATCCGAAGTTGCCGATTACATGATACCTGTTTCTTCCATTGATCCCATTGTTGACATGTACTCCAATGGGGCCGGGGTGTTCATCGCGCACAGCAAATCAGTGTACGTTTTTGATATTGCCGGTGAGTCCACTTCCAGTTTTGCGGGATCGGACGATTCCGATCCCCTTACCGCCCTGGCCATATCGGAAGATCGGGTTATCACAGGGACACAGAATGGCCGTGTGCACATAATGGACGTGTACGGGTCGATCCTGATCTCCACCTACGATGAGTCGCTTTCCTCTCCGGGGATCCTGCAGCTTAAAGCCGACAGGGATCGGGTCTATGTCCTGACCGCAAGCCCAGGATCCCACGCTGATCAGGTGATCACGTCCCGTCTTTGCGCCATCGGGCTGAGATCCTCTTGGGAGATGACCGGCGGAACGCAAGGCGCCCAAATCTGGGAAAATACGAAAGCGCCGCTCGAGGACATCCATTGGATGTACGTCGACTCGCGGTTTTTGTACGTCACGGCCAATAACCGGCTGCGGATCTACGAAAAAAAGACCGGCGAATTGATCTATCGTGGCTTTTCGACCGGTCGCGCAATGCCGTTGTCGGTCCACACTCATCTGTGGCTTTCTGATGCCGTGACCGGGAACAACGATCCGACAGCCGATTTCCACATGATGGCGATCCCGCGCAAGGCCGGGCTGAATTTGCTTTTTGTGCCGCCGCCGGAATCTGTGGAACTGGCTGGACATTTTTTGCAGCCCATCGAGTAGGAGCGACAAAATGACATACCCAAAGATCAGGAAAATCGCAGAGGAAGGCCGTGCATCGGCGGCGGTGGGCACGTCCCCGACGCTTGTTCTCGACAGCGATCGAAACAACGTTCCATACCTTTTTGTCAATCGTTCGGATCTCCCGATGGTTTTGAGCCGGGGCAACTCGGCGGTCGACTTTTGGACGGACGGGATACCACTGGAGCCCCACGGCGTCTACCGCATGGGTTGGTCGGATTATTTCGGCGGCAAGGTGTACGCGGTCGCTCCAGTCGACGGGCTCGAACTGGACATCGTCGAAGGCGTGCACGATTTAGTATCCCTTGGTGCGCTCTACCCGCGGGCCCCGCAGCCGATCTCTCGGCAAAATACAGGCGATGACGTCGGCGATCCTGGGGCGATCATCGCCAGCGGAGCAGATCTCGAACTTCCATCGAATTGGACCGGTGGGAGTCAAGACGGCCACGTTTTCAGTCTTTTGCAGCGTGGGGATGGCGATAAGCGATCGACATCTTACGGCGAGCTTGGCAAGCGGCCGGCGGCGCCGGAGTACATCGACGTGATCGTCGACGCATCCCACACGGCAGAAAATAGCCCAGTTTTGGTCGGCAATTTGGCGGTCTACGAGCCTGATCATGATCAGGTGGCCCAGACCCTGCCTATCGAATGGCAGAAGGCGAGGGCCGTTGGATTCGGCGAGATGCAGACCCTCGGCCCCATCGTCGCCGCCGGCGAATTCGCTGCGCCGATTTTCACCAACCTCGACGCCGACACCACCGTCAGATTTTATGCCTTCCCTCGCCGACCGCGGTAAGGCCGACTAGCACGGAGGCAAAGAAAATGCCGCGAATCCAGATGACCAGACGGCAAAAATGGGGGCTGATCGGAGCCATGATCGGGTCGATCGCAGTAGGCGCGGCCGTCACCCTGGTCGGCGGAAAAGACGAACTTGTCCCTCCAGGCGACACGGTGTTCGACGAGATCATCATGATGCAGCTACTGGCCTCCCGCGACATGGGCGCGCTGCCGGCGCGGTCGGAGTGGTGCACGCTAGGCCGTAACGCTGAGCACTGCTGGCTGCTGCAGGAAAGTAGCGGTGACGCGATTGACTCGGGCAATCCGGGCGGTTGGGATCTGTCACCAAGCGGATCGCCCAGACGGGCTGTGCCTGCATATGTGCCAGTGGCCGACGGGGCGGGAAGCGTCACGTGGGATGAAGCCGGGATAGGCGTCCGTGACAGCGGCACAATGATACAAGAAGGGGTCGAGATCTGCGACGATTCTGTTTTGTCGATGACTTACATCTACACCCCACTATATGCCACGGGGACTACCATCAGGGTCCTGCGGCACTACGCTGTGTCGACCTCATCGGGATTCATCGTCTATTCTCCATCTGGTGGCCACACGCAGAGGATGGACACGTATTCCAGCGGTGGCGGCGGGACATTCCTATCGACGACGGAAGATGACGGAGCCCCCCACTGCCGCACGATATCGTGGGATCGCACCGTATCCGACGGCGTGCATCTGTATCTCGACGGCTCAGAAGACGGCACAGGCGACGCATCCGGCGATGGCGCTCTGACAGGAACTGACACTTTTTCCATCGGAGACCCGTCCTCGGGGGGGCCGGTTGTAGTCTACCGCGTCCGTCTAGACTGCGGCGTGGCTCTGACACAAGAACAGCATCAAAAACTTTGTGGATCACTGTATCAAGATCCCTCCGAGGCCTACTCCGCCGACACCGAGCTCGCCGACGCCGACGCGACCTACACACACAGCGGCGGGACACGCTGCTACCAGACGGCTGAGCATGGTGCGACGTGCATACCGGGGGGTACGCTGGGCTGGGCGTGGGATAGCACGCTGGACGCCAGCGGGTACGGGCGCGGCTGGCCGCAGGAGCCCGGGCGTGTCAATCGGATCGTCTACTCGT